CCTTGTCCACACTGACGCTGCATATGCAGCGTGGTTTAAAGAAGCAGATCGTCTCTTGGGGCTTGGAAGTTTTACTTCCAACCTAGAGGCGCTAGGAACTACCTACTTTGCATACTGCTCTGATCTCAACTCGATTATCGAGAAGGGAGAAGCGTATTGCCGTTTTTCAAAGAAGACCCTAGGGTCCGAAATGGCGGCAATGACCAAGAAACTTGCGAGTCTCAAGCTACTCAAAAACTTGGACTTGACAAAACGAGCAGCGCAGAGGGAGCGTAAAGCACCTTTTGGTGTGCTGATCCACGGAGCTTCCAGTGTGGCTAAGTCCACGTTTACTAAGGCACTGTTCTACTATTTTGGACAGCTCCATGGACTACAGACAGACGATCACTTCATGTTCGCACGAAGTCCGATGGACGAGTATTGGAGCAACTTTGATCCAAGTATGTGGGCAATCCGTATGGATGATGTTGCGCTTCTTGATCCTGCATCCTCCACAGATGTTGATGCAACAGTGAAAGACATTATCAATGTCATCAACAACGTGCCTTACGTTCCACCGCAAGCTGCGGTAGAAGACAAAGGGAAAACACCAGTCATGGCCAAATTGGTTTTAGCCACGACTAACACTCCCACGCTCAATGCCGGGGAGTATTTCGCATGTCCTCTGGCTGTGCGACGACGTCTTCCGTACGTCATTCGCTTGAAACCTAAGCCCGAGTATTTGGCAGCAAACAAGATCTTCATTGATCCCACCAAGCTGCCACCTATTCAAGGGGCTTTTCCGGACTACTGGATCATTGAAGTACAAGAAGTGATCCCGATTAAGCACCGTGCTAAGGACGATGCTGAATTGCGGACTGTTGCCATCTTTGACTCGATGACTGAGTTCCTGAAGCATTTTGCTGCAGCCTCTCTGAAACACGAAAGCAACCAAGACAAAGCCTCGGTATGTGACGATGAGATGAAAGCTCTCAAGGTTTGTCGATTGTGTTATACAGTCGGTGAGTGTGAGTGCTTACAAGCAGCAGTCACTGTGCAGGGGATGTTGTTGTACTATTTGAGGTACACCCTCATCAACTTCGTGTCGCAGTTCTTGCTGAATCTCACGATCAACCTCTTGTCTTTGACGATTTTCTCGTATGCTGCCCGGTTGGGTGTGACGAGACATGTGTTGACCAAGTGGGCGAGTTACATGGACAAGAGTGTTCAGATTCGGGTTTGGGGATTTCTCTATGAGAATGGCCAAGATAGGATCTACACTCTCCGACTCGGTCAATTTCTCAAAGCTCTCAAAGTTGTGACGTCTATGTACATAGCTTATAGAGCTGCCCGGACCGCTTATCGGTGGACATTCGATGAGGATAAGAAAGAGAGAGCGACAGCACAAGACAAAACCGAAACAGAAACAGTTGAAACTTCTCTCAACTTCCAAGGGAATACCTTTGGTTCTACAGAAGATCAATTGGCCAGAGAGACCTCAAGCAATGTGTGGTACAATCCCACTATTGAACTCAATCGTTTTGATGTGCCACTAGCATCTCAGAGCCTTGTAGGTATCACTGAAGCAGAAGTGCGTGACCGAGTCGCAAACAATTGTGTTCGTCTGAGTATCACCGCACTGGACATAGGACGTAACGTTAAAGTGTGTGGTGTCTTTGTTAAAGGACATTGGCTTCTCTTCAATCACCATGCCATTAACCGTGGTGTGCACTTCGAAATCGAAATACAATCGATGACGCAGTCACAGGGTTTGACAGCAAACACTAAAGTGCGTGTACGCGTGGAAGATTTGCGTGTATGCAAACAGCGTGATATGGTGATGGTTGAGGTGAGAGATGTTGCCCCGCGGAAAGATATCACATCACTGTGGTGTGATGCTGCTATTCCCGTTTCCAAAATGATATCTGTTCGACGTGAGAAATCAGGTGGTGTGACCTATCGGAGTGTTCATGCTGTAACGTACGAGAGTGCGTTTCCTGTAGAGGCATTGAACACAGAAATGTCGCTTTATCTGGGAAAAACCGCCGATGATACACAAGTCGGCGATTGTGGTTCTTTAGCGATTGCTTTGACACCTCGCGGGCCTGTGATTATGGGTTTGCATACATTAGGTTACACTAACACAGTGGGCTTCACTTTCATTCCAAAGAGTGAGATTGAAGAATTGCTTGGACGCAGTATCGTTGTGGTGGCAGGAGTAGAGCCAAAATTTGATCTACAAGGGACTGTCAAATTGACAGAACCACACCATCGTAGCCTGATGCGCTACATCGAACAGGGTACACTAACCATTTATGGTTCGATGCCCGGATTCAGAGCCAAGCCTAAGAGTAAGGTTTGTTCCACACCTCTTCAGCATGAGATGCTCCACCACTTCGATACAGAAGTGAAACATTGCGAACCATATATGAATGGTTTCGCACCATGGAGAAACAATCTGTTGGAGATGGTGGTGCCTAACCATGCTATTGACACGCAAGTGCTTTTGCATTGCACACAATCCTTTACTCAGGATATATTGGCAGCCCTGACAGATAAGCACGGCGATGATTGGAAGAGAGAACTTGTTTTTCTCTCCAAAGCAGCTTCCCTAAACGGTATTCCAGGCGTTAAGTTCATTGATAGGATCAATGTCAATACGTCGATGGGAAGTCCGTTTAACACTACCAAGAAGGCTTATCTCAAGGCAGCACCAAGTGAGCGATACCCAGACGGAGTGGATTTTGATCCAATTGTTTGGGAGATGTACGATGACATATTGTCAGCGTACGCTCGCGGTGAGCGAGTGAATCCTGTGTTTATGGGTCATCTCAAGGATGAACCTGTTACATTTGCCAAACATAAGGCTCAAAAGACACGTTTGTTCACGGGTGCACCTGTAGCATGGTGCCTTGCAGTACGGTCTCGTTACTTGTCAATGGTCCGTCTTATACAACAGAATTCTTTTGTGTTTGAGGCTGGACCTGGCACAGTAGCGCAATCAACTGCATGGGGTGACATCAGAGAGTATCTCGTTGCCCACGGCGAAGATCGCATCGTTGCAGGTGATTACAGCAAGTTCGATAAGCGAATGATTGCACGCTTTGTGTTGAGTGCATTTGATGTGCTCATAGCACTTTACCGTGAAGCAGGATTTGCTGAATCGGAACTGCTTGAATTACAATGCATCGCTGAGGACACTGCGTTTCCATTGGTTAACGTCAATGGGGATGTGGTAGAATTCTTTGGTACAAACCCCTCGGGGCACCCTTTGACAGTTATCATCAACTCACTGGTTAACAGCATTTATATGCGTTATGCATACACGCTCGCTAACCCAGAACAGAATTGCTTCAGTTTTAAGCAGAACGTCAATCTGTTCACATATGGAGACGATAACATCATGGGTGTGTCTCGTTCTTGTGATTGGTTTAATCACACAGCCATTCAACGCACTTTGTCTACTATTGGTGTTCAATACACTATGGCAGACAAAGAAGCTGAAACTAAACCGTTCATCAACATCTCTGAGTGCTCTTTCCTAAAGAGATCATGGAGATACGATGAAGAAGTTGGGGCACATTTGTGTCCATTGGAGGAGGAATCTATCCATAAATCACTCACAGTGTGGGTCCCTTCATCCACTCTGAGTCCAGAAGCTCAGATGGTTGCAGTGATCAGCAGCGCGAACAGTGAGTATTTCTTCTATGGAAGAGAGGTGTTTGAGAAACACCATCGCTTCTTTAAGGAGATTTTACAGCGCGAACCCTTCTGTCATTACGTGGCAGAATCCACCCTTCCTGGTTGGGACCTCCTTGTAAAAAGGTTTTGGAAGGCGTCGGAGGGTAATTAGAAAACGTTCCATCCCGTTGTAATGTGCTTGGCAGCTCATTGCAACGTATATATAGT